TACCCGTGCCTGAATGCGCGTAAGGCGCATTTTGGGCGGTTCCGCCACAATTAGAACTCACCACCACCCAACCGGACTGGTTCATTAGCGCCCATTGTTCACATGTGAATGTGCGCGATATGGCTCCGTTTGTGGCAGTTACAGGCATTAGTTGCGATTTTTTGCGTTATTCCATGCCTTCCGCAATCGCCGGATCTCAATTCTCTGGTCTCTCCTTCGTTCCCGAATATTGACCTCCATAATACTGTCTTGCTTCGCGGTGTTTTCAAGGTCAGCGATGTAAACCTCAAAGGATTCGGCGGGTTCAAATATCCGCGTTTGCTCGGTATAGACATACGACGAATCGGGGTATGTCAATTTGTTGCCCTCTGTAAGAGTAGCCCTGTCGCCCGACTTAACAACCTTGTAGGTCGTTTTAGTCGTTTGCGCGGAAAGCGAAACCGCAAAAACAAGAAATAAAAAGAATTGAAAGTATTTCATATAGATAGTTGTTATTGACCGCCTTGCGTAATGTACGCAAAGTGGTAGGTTGTATTTGCTGCTGGTGTTTGGTAAAACTCAATCGGAAAAGATGAAGTACCCACACTTGTATGAGAATATTTTTGAATGTCCGTCAAACTTTGTCCTCCGCCATGCGGCGACAAAAACACCAACACGCCGTTGGCGTAACCTGTTGCAAAAGTGACCGTAGCGATTGTTCCGGCGGTCGGGCTGCTTCCGGTCGTAACCCTTATAACGCCTGACATGTCATTATAAGGCGTTAGCATGGTTGCCGTTGCGCCGCTTCCCGCCGCCGAATTGACCGCTATTGTCGGCGATTCAAACGACACGATGCGCCTTACTTCGCCTGTTGAGGTTTTGGCCGCCGAAATCCGGTTTGGCTCAATAACTAAGTCCATGCCCGCGTCATTGAAAATATGTGTTTTGCCGTCGTTTGTTGCGCCAAATTTTGAGATATATCCACTTACGGTGTTGTACAGATTGACAGATGCGGTTGTGGTTTGTACCGTTGTGCCAGACCCGGCAACGGTTCCCGAGAATGTGTTATCATTTTGCGGAATCCACGCCGCACCATTCCATTTTAACACCTGCCCGTTTGTTGCACCCATCGAACTAATATCTTCGCCGATGATAGTGCCGTCTAATATTTTCACATTATTGATACTATTGTCGGCAATATTGTTTGTATAGACGGCGGGGGAAGCGAGGTCGAAACCCGTGATTGAGCCGTCTTGGATTTCGTTACTTGAAACCAATCCCGTTGTCCATGCGGTTCCATTGTTCTTGATAACGTGTCCGCTGCTCGCTCCCGACTGTGCGAGCAGTTTCACAATATCTATCTTCGTTACTTGTCCGAACGACAAGCAAGGCAATAGCATGATAATATATAGGTGTCGAATCATTGTTTTTTCTTCGTTTGCAGGATTGCTTTCAGGCGGATTAGTTCGGTTTTGGTGTCTTGAAGGGATTGAATTTGTTTTTTTGTCGCCTCAATTTGTGTTTCCGTCTCTTTGATTTTTGCGTCCAAGTCCGCAACTGTCACGGGTATTTGAGTGACGGTTTGGAGTACAATTGACGAATCGTTAAGTAACACCACGTCATTTATGACGGATTGAGCCGAAAGAGAAAATACAGCAATTAGGGTTATGGATAGAATTGTTAGAATCTTTTTCATATTTAAGTTTTAATTTGTCCATCTGACAACCACGCGTTCGGCGGCTAAGGCAAGACCAAACGTGATGACATTGCCGCTCACAGTTACATCTTCGCCTGTGCCATGTAACATATGAACGCCCGACCTGAATATAAACACTTTGTTCAGGTCGGTTGGTAATGTTCCGGTCGTTGTTACGGATGAACCCGTCTGGTTCTCAAATACCTCTTGCGACCATGTAGGTGCTGAAACGGTATTTGCGATTGTAATAGCCCCACCCGATTGGTTAAGTGACACGCCCGCACCCGCTACGAAATTGAACGAGCCGCCGGAATTTGAAAGGGTAATGGTCGGGTTTGTAGTTCCTGAAATCGCAAGGGTTTGTAGTTCGTTCGTTGCGCTTGCGTCCGTTGCTGTGACAGTAATCGTGTTGGTTGATTGGTTAAGTGACACGCCTGAACCCGCGCTAAAAGTAATCGTACCGCCACCCGCGCCACCCGCCGTGCTTAGTGTTACGGTTGGGGTTGTTGTACCACCGCCTGTAAGCGTTTGCGCTTCGTTTGTTGCGCTTGCGTCTGTCGCTGTCAGCGTGAAAGCCGGATATGTGCCGCTAACAGTAATACCCACACCCGAAATTGAAACCGTTTGGTTTGGAGATGTGTTGGTGATGACATTGCCCGCGCTAACACTAATACCCGTCCCTGCGGTATAGGCTGCTACCCACGTTACCGCGCCTGATGAGTTAGTTGTCAGGATGGTTGACGTTGCTCCCGGCTTAATGAGTTTTGTTGCGTCAATCAAGGTTGCTTGTGCTGTCAAGGAGACAGCGAACAAGACGGAAGAGAGAAAGAGAATTATCTGTTTCATTATGGATAGTATTCAATTGTTACAAGTTCTTGGTCTAATATGTTAGTGAAGTTGATAGTGCTTCCTGATATAGTATAGTCCCCCGTTGCATTATTTCGCATCAATACACCAGACCGATATACCTTAATCTTATTGGCATTGCTTGGCAATGTTCCGGAAGTCGTGATGAACGTCCCCGTGTGATTGACAAAGTGTTCAAACACGGCGGTTGGTGCGGTTGGTAGCGCAACGGTATTGCCGGACGAAATAGACAGATTATTGCCCGAAATCGAAAGGGTTTGTAGTGCGTTAGCGTTCTGAACAGGCGGGTCTGCCAGCACAAATTTTGTCCCGTTGTGCTGCCAAATCTTTCCGTTTACAGGGTTAACGGTTAGGTCATACCTGAAATCCGAGCCGCCTACATAGAAATCCGTTGCACTCGCATTACCAAGCCAAATTTGATTCGATGCTGTCGGGTTAACTGTGTTGCCGATTGCTACAACATTAGTGAGGGCTGTAATTGACCGAAAGAAGTTCGTTGTTCCGGTTCCTGCTGTTGAGATACCGCTTAGGATAATTATTGTATTAGCGTCCTTGCGCTCAATTGAAATATTAGCGCCGTTCGTAATGCCGCTCGGCAGCGTACTGCCTGAACCTTGTTGAAAATCTACAACCGTTCTCGCACCGTCCACCGTCAACCCTAATCCGGTTATTGCTGTTCCAACGCCCGTTATCTCGTCCGTTGTCGGATTCACATTTGCCGCATCGAACGTATAAGATGTTGCGCTATACGCTTCACCAGATGCTCCCGTACTTGTACCAATTAGCACCGACGAGCCGAAATTGTTACCACTTCCCGTATTAAAACCAATGAATGTGTTTGACCCGCCTGTATGCGCCTGTCCGCTTCCCGCATTAGCCCCTATTGACACATTTAGTGTGCTGGTTGTGTTTTTACCAGCATTTGCCCCTAATGCTACCTGATTATTTCCGCCCGAATACCGTCCAGATTCATAACCAGCGAAAAGGCTACTTGCCGCGTTTGCATTAGCCGCCGAATACGCACCGAATGAAGTAGTTAGCCCGCCCTTGTTGTTTTGTCCGGCTCCGTAGCCGCCAAAAAAACAGTTAGAGCCTGTGTTGTTTTGGCCGGAAAAATCGCCTAAGAACGCCCCAAACGTTCCGGTATTGCTTTGTCCGGCGCTGTTCCCGACGTACACCCCACCTGTCGTTGCGTCCTTCGCAGCAAAATAACCAACCGCCGTGCCGCCGCCGAACCCCGTTGCGTTTTGCGCCGCTTGCGCTCCCAATATCGTTAGCCCTGAACCAACACCCGTTACTTTTTCTCCTGCTTTTGCGCCGATTACGACACTTAATTGAAAGTCGGGATTAGTGGTTGCGCCCGATATAGTACCACCTGCTGCACCGTCACCGATAATCGTATTCGATGCTCTCGAAATGGTTGTCAAGTTCCCAGCATTGCGGCCTAAGTACACGCTGTTCGCTCCGGTCATATTAGCAGCCGCATTATCACCGATCTTGATAATAGAATACGAGCCGTTGTTATAGGGGCTGATACCGCCGTTTATCGTTAGGACTGAATTAGTTGACGGGTTAGCGGTATTGATGCCGACTTGTGTGCCGTTATTGAAAATCGTACTATTTGCCAACCATGTGCTACCATTCCATCTGTTTGTCTGTCCGGTGACCGTTCCCGCCGGAATACGCGCATTGATCGCGTTGCGCACATGATTCTCAACGGCCTTGTCAGTCGGCAATTGCCGATCATTTGGGCTTGCACTTGGTATGTGAAGCGAAACGCTATCTATTTGCGCGGTTCTCAATCGCAATTGTACATCTGCTTGTTGAATATCCTTCCGGTCTATCGTTTGCGCGTTTGCAATGATAGATAGGCAGATAAGTATGTATGTTGAGACGTGCTTCATGCTGTGCTTTTGAGTTCAGGACGGCGGTCAAAGGCTATTTCATCTGTTATCCAATTGACCCTGTGGCGGCAATTGTAGCGCCCTCGATCAATTAGCGGGTGATATTGGTCTTTGGTTTTCTTATCAATCAGATCGGGGTCATTCGGCCACTTTGCAGCCTCATCCCGGCTAAAAACTTTCCCGTTTTTCTTCCTGCAAAAATCCCGTGTCGTCAAAATCACCGTGCCGCCGTAGATAAAGTAATTTAAACCAAGGCGGTCTGCCATATCTAAATTGACGATTTCGGCGGCTTGATTGTAGGTATCATAAGCATATTGTCGCCAATATCGCTGCAAAACCCCGTCTGTATCTTGGCCCGTCACCATCGCCTCCATGCCTGACATAAAGGACGCGAGATCGGTTTTTGTAGCGATTGCAGTTACAACGAAGTTGCGCAACTGCTGCCGCACTTCCTCCGAATGTCCAAGCCTATACAAGTATCCATTTTGAGCCAAACGGCCATTTTCGTCTAAGCCGATTCGGATTTTCAGCAATAGCAGCGATTTTTCAATCTGAGACAGCCTTGCACCGGAAAACCCCAACTGCTTGTAATAGTCGCCTTGCATTGCACCTGTTTCAATTAATTCATCCGCAAAAAGCAGCAAATCTAAATCGGTGTTGGATGCACTCAGGCGGTCAACCGCTTTATCTACCAAACTCGCCCGCGCCATATTGACCGCATCATAAATTAACTTGCCGCCATTCGTTTTCAGTTTTGGGAAAAGGATAGAACTAATAAGCAACATCAATTCACGCTGCAACCGCCTTACACGCCGATCTAAGCGGGACACCAGCGCATCTATGTGCTTTTCATGTCCTGTTGTCCATGCTTCGAGTTTCCGCAGTAGTTCTTCCATTATCCGCGTTCAAATATGGGTCGCGCCGCACCTTGTTCCATATCGGCCATGTGCGTCGCTATCAGATTGTTGATAATAGTTTTTTGGTCGGCGTAGGGCATCTTGTAGAAATCCTTGCTTTGACTTGCCGCCGCTTGTTCGGCTTCATCGAAGATGGCTCCGAAATTAGCGTACAGGATTTTGGTCTTTTGGGAAACCACATCACTCGCCATCGCCGCCAACACAAACGCCTCTGAATGTCCAGAAAACGGATTGTGTCGCTCCCGTACAGACCAGCGCGTGTATTCTTCTGGGTTGTCCGCGTACATGATTCGGGCAATATCTTGCTGAATATGCCTTTTGACAGCAGGGCCGGACTCGCTGCGGTTCGCGCTCTCAAGTTCGGCCAGCAGATCAACCAAGCCTTTCAGTTTGAAGTCTTTGGAAAAGATGAGGCGGTTCACCAATCCGTCCGCCTTCCCTGTGAATTTTGCCACCATCCAAACCAACCATTCCCATGTGCGGGCAAATCCGATAGCACAGTCGAAAAGGGTGTCATAGACATTTTGCAGGTCTATGTTTTTGCCCGTTGCGGTTTCGGCGATTTGCTTTTGGCTGAAAATATCCGTGTTGAAAACCGTTGCCTTTGCCTTGCGGGTGAGTTCGTCCACATAGTCGGCCATGAATTGCACAATAGTGACAGGCGGGGCCGCAAATGCAACCATGTTGGACAAATCCAACATGTCTTCTTTTCGAGACGGCATTTTCACGACGATCTTTTCTTGTGCGCTACTGGCTGTCTTAACCCCTGTCCCGTGACAGGTTCCGCACACTTCGTTTTTCACGTTGTTGTAACCCTCATAACAACCTTCCGCGTCACAAGCCTGTGCATACTCGATGATGCGCGGATGCGCTTGAAGTGCCATCGTCAAATCTAACTCGCTGTTGATTTTGATGGTTTTTTTCAACAACGGAATTGCCGCATCGTAGGGCGCAACGAAGGTATTGCCGTTGGTGGACAGGTCGCGGACATAGCCGATGCGCTTGGCAGGGACGCGCCCCGCTTGGTGTGGCACTGGCTCAATTACCTGAAACACACGTTGATTAGTGCGCAAAAATTTGCCAGTTTCGGTTTCAAAGGTTTCAATATCCGCTCCCGTTCCCGCGCTCATTCCACCGTATAACATGGGGGCAAAATCCGGGTGCAGTTCCTGCGCAATCACCGTAAAATCTGGCGCATAAAGCGTAAACCGGAAGACCTCTCTTTCAATTCCGTTTTTACCCACCTGTTTGCTTGTCTGCTTACAGATCAGGTATTGCAGAATATTGTTGTCGTACCGATAATCAACCGCGTCGCGGCTCGAAACCTCAAACGGATAGGGCGTTGCGGTCTCTTTGTTGTTGTCGAATGCGGCAAACTCCACTACTACAAAGGCGTTTGGGTCGGTTGCGTTCATTTCGCGCCACCGCGTTGCCATCCAGTTATCAAGGGAAAATTCGCCCCAAAAGCCGCTCAACGTGTGCTCTAATTCAACCGTCTTTCCTTCCATTTCGTCGGCAGCATACGTCAACACGCGCTGATAATTCGCTCGCGGAACCTTGGCGAACACGTCCATAATGTTGCGGACGGTCGCACTAACGACATGCTCTGTGATCTGTACACGCTGTTTGAATGATTCGGTGTCCTCGCGCTTTACAAACTGTCGCAATAAAGCGTCCATGCCTTCGCCTGTATAGAGCGTTCGGCATAGATCGGCAATGGCGACCGTTCGTTGATAGTGGACATGTCTTGCATCTGTGTGAATGACATGCGCAAACCGAAGGAGAAGGGCTTCGGGGGTCATTTCGCGTTGTTGCTTGTGGACAGGTAAGAGGTAGTACGAGAGCCAAGCACAAGGGCGGCAAGCCAAAGCACCCACTCGGTTACCTGTGCAGGGATTGTCCAGTTTGCCACCGCCGCGTTGTCAATTGCGTACTTTAACGCGGTTAGGATAATGCCGATGACGAAGAAAAGCACAGGGCTTTTGGCTTTGAGGCTGTCAAGAATTTGGGCTAAAAAACGCTGTAAGAAATCCATTGCTTAATATTTAGTTGTTTTGATTCAGGTATCGTTCAAAATCAGGCGCAAGCAGGGCGATAATGAAATAATCATTCGCATCCGAAGTATGCCCGTATTTTTCATACGTTTGCCCGCTTACTGAGTCTGTTTCTTTCACCTTGTTCTTGTGTCCGTTCTGGTCTTGTTTTACATAGGTTAAGTCATTCAGGGTGTTAGCGCATTGGCGGTCAATCAAAATCCTATACCGGGTTTTCCCCTCAAGCATGTTGTTGATGAAGTCCCGCCTTTTCAACACGGGTGGATTCCTGCGGGTCGTTCGGTCGCTACCGTTGCTCATCCATCGCTTTAACTTTCGTTGGACGATGGTGTAGTCTGTGTCCGCGCTTCGAGTGTCCCGTTTGTGTCCGCTTGCATCGCCGTAGTAAAATACAGTCTGCATCCTGTCGCCGTACTTCGCTATGATGGCATCACAAAGCCGCTCTGTGGTATTGTTGGGATTTGACAAACAGAACTCATCGAACTGTTTTAACCAGACCGTTTCCGCGTCCTGCTGTACCTGCCATAACGTTGCGGTGATGTAGGGTACAACATTCTGATCGAATGCGACATGAACGGGCAAAGACGGGTTAAATACCACCTGTCCCTTATGCCGAATTGCCGAATACCCACTATAAAATTCACCGCCTGTTTTGGTAAACGGATGACCATAGATAAGGGCTTTGGCCCTTTCTTCTGGGTTGTCGTTCAATATCCTTTCAATGTAATTGGCGGGCAAGTTGCGCTCGTTATGATACGTTGACGAAACCGTTACCGCCTTATCCTTCCATTCCTTTGAAAAGAAGTCGTTTTTTGAGAATATCTTTTGCTCAATCTCTCCCCGCCAATCCTCCAGTTGGAACCACTCATTCAACCATTGAACCTTTGCGGGTGATGTACTGATGCTTAGCGGGTTGTGTGGCCGTCCCCCTCTTTTGGGGTTGCTGTGTATCTCACCCGTTGCTTCATCCACCCACATACCTTGCTGCCTTAATCGGGTGAGGATGGTTTCTTTTACATCAATTTCCCTCGTGTCCTTTGTTTCGTCCAATTCGGCCCAAGCAAACTGTTTACCATCGTGGGCCTTTGCATTGTCAAGGCTGCCAAGAAATACAACTGCTCCGTTTCTCATTGATAGGATGCCGTTGTACTTGTCGAAGTTGTGACCCTTCGTTACAAAGGTTGATGGCGGTTTCTTCCCTACCACATAGTCCACATCCTCTTTCAGCCCAAACCATTGCGCCCACACTTCGCGGACGCGATACATGGTTGATGTATTGAGTTGATCGTAGGTATTTGCCCCAATAAAGCCGAATAAATGCGGAAATGTTGAAGTGTAGTAGTAGGTTCTGATTCCTATGTTGTGCGTCTTGCCTGAACCAACGCCCGCCAAGAACAAGGTCGTTGGCTGCGTTGAGGTGAGGATAAATTTTTGTGGCTCGGAAAGTATCAAGCACGGATATACAATTTGTGCGACAAAGGTAATTTTTAATTAGACTTAATCCAAATAAAAATAAGAACTTTGCACAAAAGTCTTACAGATGACAGAAGGCGTACACCCACCGATTTCGACCAATAGTTTCACGGCAAATGGCACAAAATACCTCATTCACGGGTCGCTTACCGTGCGACGGTATGAAGTATTTGATCGTCTGCAAGTGGAAATGTCGCAGAATGTTTCCTTGTCAGGTTTTCGGATGGAGATGGAGCGGGCGTATGAGTGCCTGAACAAATCAAAGGTTGCGGATGCCGCAGTTGTTATTCGCAATGCCTTAGAAGGTGTTGCAAGAATAGAGCAAGGGCAGCCACACCCGGTACTACTACTATCTTCCCTGTTTATCTGCAAAGAGGGTGAAAACTTGGAAGATTGGAACGAGACTGAGCAATTAGAGAAAATAGATGACTGGAAACGTGGCGGGCTTGAAATGGCTTTTTTTTTCAAATTGTTGAGGCATTTGGGCGCGGTTTATATGCCCGCCTATCCAGCACCCACCGAAACTACTTTTCACAAAGACGCGATTCCGGGTATCCCGTAACCCTTCAATACACCTCTGAGACCGTCGCTCAAAAAGCAGCGCATTGGGTAACTACCAAGCGAGCAGTTTCACAAAGTGGCCCCACCTTGACCGAAATCAACCGTATGGATATAGTCGAATTTTTCTTTCACCTTGCCGAATCCGAACGGCGCAACAAGTCAGCAAAATGATTGAGATTATTATAGACCAAATGGCAGATGCTGTTGATACGCTACCATTCGTTACCAAGGTAGGTGGATTAGTGAGAATGCAAAAAATGATGGTTGGAGAGAAAGAGAAAACACTTCCCGTAACATCAAGGGGAGCCGCCACAAATGCCTACGAGTTGCTTGCTCCAGACTCAAAAGAGGCGTGTATTGTTTATTTTGAATCAAACCCAACCGCTCGTGTTCGCTCACTAAGCAACGGGTCACACGTCATGGCGGCTCGCGTTCGTATGGTTACATGGATGAATCTTGCGCGGCTCAATCCCGCAAACTTCGCGCAAGTTCAGACTGCTTGCGTTGCGTCGGTCTTGAAAAAATACGCGAACGTTGGCAACATCAGAAACATTAGTGTGTCGCCTTATGCAGAAGTTGAGCAATCAGCGTCTATATTCTCCCGCTTCAATTACAATGAATCAGAACTTCAAATGTTCATGCTCCCTTATAATTACTTCGCATTTGATTTCGATGTCAATTTCATTTTTGCGCCCGAATGCGAACCCGTCACTATCAGTCTAATTGAGCCATGCTGCTAACCCTTTATGACATACAACTATCTGCACAAGTCGCCATCATTGCGCTTGTGTGGTCTCGCATGATCGTTGCGCCGGGCGAGATCGGCCAAGCCCTTTGGCTGCACCTTGACAGGTTGAATGCCAAAGGGTTTGGATGGATTGCAAAACCACTTGGCTACTGCACGAAATGTTTTGCAGGGCAATTAGGGGTTTGGCTGCATTTGTGGGCTTTTGGACTAACTGGCAGGCTACCCTTTTTTGTCGCCCTTTGTATTCTTAGCGCCTACATGATTTCTAAATTGATTGAAAAGTTTAGATAGACGCTCCCTGTCTTTCCTCGTCTCCATGTGCCTGTCCGTCCGAATGGTCAGGCGTGGGAGACGGTCGGTGCTGGATGACCAAAGAGGGCATTGTAACGGTGCCAGAGTGTTCTACCTTTTCAGTGTAAAGCCCTTGTAATTTGGCTAAGTCTTGACGTACTATCTGCATCTCGCGGTTGAGTGTTGATAGCACTTTTGCTTTGTAGAGTGTTGGCGCGTCCTCTTTTACCGTGTTGATCCACAGGGTTTGCAAATCGCGCAACGCATTCAAGCGTGTCGCTTGGTGAAAGTTTATAGCGTCTTTGAAAGTATCGGCATTATCTTTTGCAATAGATGTGTGTGCATCAGCCAAATATCTTTCTGCCTGTCTCTGGCTTATTCCCCATTTTGCTGCCACATTACGACATATATCCGCCGCTCTGTACCCTTGCAAGAGATACTCCACTATGGAGCGCACTCGGCGTTCCACCTCTATCATATCAGCCTTTTTTCCTTTCATCTGATTGTGCCAATAGTTTTATAACCTTAATGTAGGATTCAAGGTCGTAAAGCCTTCGCCGGGTCATCATCGCTTCAATCTCTAAGACCGAAGCCTGTGGCCCAAGCGGGGTTTCTGAATGTTTTAGTTCTTCGATCAACAAATCACGCTGACCTTCGAGATAAGAAATTACCTGTTGAATTTTGTCCATATTGATATTCATTCTTGTGAAGGTTCAATTTCCATGCCGCCAACTTCGATTTCCGAAAAGTCCAAAGTGCCGAAAGTTGGCCCTATATTCTTGGGGTCTCCTTTATAGAACACCAAAACGTTTTGGTGCGTCTTGCCAATTTTTCTGCCTGTCGAAAACTGTCTGCCCACACGGATTGGCAAGGAGCCAGGTTGGGTGAATAAGATGATTTCGTTGTACAAAATAGCGCCTCCCGCCTGAAACGCGGCAATTGTGTCCGAAACAAAGTTGCGGTAAAACCCATGCTTGTCTCGGAAATCGCCAACCACAAACACGGCGAAACGATTAGGTTTGAGCAATTGAAGGGATTTGGAGATTATCTCACGATAGGCGGACAGGAACTTGTCGTGATTCATGTTGGACAAATCGCTTTTGTTGTCTGAGTACACCTCCAAATCACCATAGGGAGGGCAGGAAAATATAAGGTCGAACGCCATACCCTCAACAATGGAGACTACTTGCAAACTGTCTCCAGCATGCCATTTGGGCAGTGTTTCATCATTGCTCATGACCTCCAAGGCGTTTTTCCTATTCGCCTCCACTTGGATTTCACTCAAATCAATTCCGTGATAAGTAAGACCTATCTTGGCTGCAACTATTCCGCGCACTGAACCTCCGGCAAACGGGTCCAATACTAAACCGCCTTTTGGACAAAACCAGCGACAAACAACCTCACACAACACAGGGTCAAAAATAGATGTTGATCCCGCCTCGCTTCCAAACAAAGACAACCCGCGTTGTTCGCATTCGGCCCTAACGGACTCTGTATCACATGGCAAACCAGCCGCCCGCAATTCATTTTTAACCTCATAAAATTTCGGGCTTTGTGCCGACGCTGCGTAAGTCAATCCCTCCCCCCTAGGATCGTGACTGGGAAAC